CTCCTTTGATGCGAATGCCTGCGGCGCGGATTGCAGCGATGACTTCAGAAACTTTGTATGCCATTACCGTTTGGTAATCATCGTGAAAATCTGTTCGATGAAGCATGCTGCTACGTTCCGGGAGCGATATTTCCCGAGCATCCAGTTCCTTAACGCGTTCCTCCAGTTCGTAGACCCTGCATTGTTCTCTATCATCAATCAGATATAACCCAAGACATTCGCTTTCTACCCAACCGCCAAAATCATGATCGTAACGCTCACATGAAAACTCACCGTCACCGTCCTTTGTTGGAATGGTGTAACTATCTAATGGGCCACCATATGTCGGCACATTTCCCAATGTTGGATGCTCAATCCACATGAAAAATGCACGTCCGGTTATTGGGCAAATATCTGGCCGCCATTGGTTACGAACAGCCTTGGTTTCGGATAATTCTTCAGCGTGTTGTTTTACTTCCTCAAGCTCAACTCTCAGCTTCCCAACCGTAAGCGCAATATCCTCGTTCTCCTGGTCGCGGCGTTTGATGTATTGCTGGTTTCTTTCCCGTTCATCCAGTAGCGCCAGTACGGTAGCTGGGTTAGCATCTGCTATAAATTCAGCGTTTGCATAAGCCTGAGCATCTGATTCAATCAGGCAGTTAACATGACATTCGGCAATCACGCCACCGGGTTCTCCTTTCCATTTTTGACAAACAAAAACTCCTGTTAAATTGCCGTGCTGGTTAACAGATGTATGCCCTACGATGTAGCTTCCTTTAGTTGCTTTCTCTGCCTTTTCACGCAGTTCCTGATAGTTAATTTCGCTCACTTCGAACCTCTCTGTTTACTGATAAGCTCCAGATCCTCCTGGCAACTTGCACAAGTCCGACAACCCTGAACGGCCAGGCGTCTTCGCTCATCTATGGGATCGCCACACTCACAACAATGAGTGGCAGATATAGCCTGGTGGTTCAGGCGGCGCATTTTTATTGCTGTGTTGCGCTGTAATTCTTCAATTTCTGATGCTGAATCAATGAGGTCTGCCATCTTCCATTAATCCCTGAATTGTTGGTTAATACGCTTGAGGGTGAATGCGAATAATAAAAAAGGAGCCTGTAGCTCCCTGATGATTTTGCTTTTCATGTTCACCGTTCCTTAAAGACGCCGTTTAACATACCGATTGCCAGACTTAAGTGAGTCGGTGTGAATCCCATCAGCGTTACCGTTTCGCGGTGCTTCTTCAGTACACTACGGCAAATGTCATCGACGTTTTTATCCGGAAACTGCTGTCTGGCTTTTTTGATTTCAGAATTAGCCTGACGGGCAATGCTGCGAAGGGCGTTATTATGTTCTATTGTCATATTGGCCTCACACTTCGAATGCCAGTTGAGGGGTAAAGACGTCCCGTTCAGCGTTGTAATTAAGTGAACTGGCACTGTTGAATGATTCAATGCGTTCCACAAGAACTTGCGTACGGGTTTCTTTACTTGCGGGAGCATATGGCGAACCTACCCAGGATTTGTCGATGCCTATATTTCTTGCGACGTTCGTGCTGTCTGCAGACGAAAGCGGTACATGAGTAAAAATGTCTTTATTTAACATCCGTAACCCATGAATCTTGGTGATTGGGTAGCCGTACTGATCTACAACATGACGTATAAGATCGCGTAGTTTAGCCCGACACGCTCTCGGTCGTTTTGCATCGTATTCCCCCATCGAGCCGATGCAGACGCGGGGAAACTCATGGCACAGACGAATAAATCGCTCATCTGGTTCGTTCATGTGCCACACCGGAGCACCAATAAATTTACCGTGAGGCCATGCCGCAATCAGGGCGTCATTCTCTTCACTGGTTCCGCCGATAACATCCGGGATAACCGCGAATGAGAAACGAGGGTGATTACCCCAGCGTTCAACAAATCTGTAATATTCATTCCAGTCTATGGCCTTGTTTTTTGTCCAGAATGTGAATGCACCATTATCAAGAGCAAATGATTGGGTGACTTCGGAAGCCAGATCAATCTGAGCTGGATTAGCAAAACTGATGAATGCGTGTCTGCCTTTCCAGGCTTTCAACGCACAGGTATCGGGAGTTATTGGACCACCGTGAAAATGAATCATACACTCTCCCGTTTATTATTTATCTCCTCAGCCAGCCGCTGTGCTTTCAGCGGATTTCGGATAACAGAAAGGCCGGGAAATACCCAGCCTCGCTTTGTAACGGAGTAGACGAAAGTGATCGCGCCTACCCGGATATTATCGTGAGGATGCTTCATTGCCATTGCTCCCCATATACAAAACCAATTTCAGCCAGTGCCTCGTCCATTTTTTCGATGAACTCCGGCACCATCTCGTCAAAATTCGCCATGTACTTTTCATCCCGCTCGACCACGACATAATGCAGGCCTTCACGCTTCATACGTGGGTCGTAGTTGGCGAAGTACCAGGCGTCCTTGTCTGTAACCCACATGCTGAATTGCACCTGGGCCATGTAAGCAGGCTTGATAGCGTCAAAGCCGCCAAGCCGGAATTTCATGAAGTCGCGGGAAGTAAAAGGGCATTTAAGCTCAAGACCGTTACCGTCACTGCATAAACCATCGGGAGAGCAGGCGGTGCGCATGCTTTCGTCACGAAAAATTATTGGCGTTTCCGAGACGGTAACATCCGCGATAAATTCGAAGAGGGCACGGGCATCATCTTCGTATTGCTTTCCCCATGCGAGCGACTTAGCGTTAACTTCCGGTGCCACGCCAGTACAAACTTCAGCCAGCAGGGTGTGGAAGTATGACATTTTTGTATCAGGCCATTTGCTGCCTGAACGTGGTTTGGCTATGACGTTGTGAACTTCTGAAGCAGTGATAACACCGAGTCTCAGCTTGTGCCATCCATCATCGCCCTGGTCGAGGCTGGTAATATCCACGCCAGTTCGCTGGAGAATAATTTCTGGTGTCATGACACGGCCTCGCTGTTATTTTCCGTGGTGGCGTGAACTTTCGCTTCCGCCGTGGCCTTGTTTCTGGCAGCTTTCTTTTTGACAAAATCAAGCGTTTTGACAGCTTCTTCCTGAGAGAGAGCTTCATGTGATGCAATCGTGCGACGGAATGTTTTGGAACATACGGGAAGCAGGTCATCCCATTTCTTGTTGATTTCGGTGATTGCCTGAGTGATCTCATTGATAATCTCATCTGATGCGGGAGTGACGTCGCGCTCAGGGATGTGATCAGCATTCAGGATAATACCTTCACCGGCCTGAGTGTTCAGGTAGTCGATAGCTGTATCCAGGCGATCGCGACGGGGCCAGTATTTGCTGGCGCGTTTAACAATGGCTTTGCGGGCCATTTCATCCGGGAAGCTATCCCACGGGCTACTTCCTCCGTTATTTCCGGCTTTGCTGCACGCCCTGATGACCTCGATTTCCCTGTTGCTCATCTCTTCGGTCAGATAGTCGCCTTCGGATGTTTTTACGACACAATAACCGCCAATGCGTGCGCCCCTGTCGACGAATGGGTTGTATTTGTGCGTGGGGGCGCAGTCAATACCGTTGGACTCGTAAATGTCCTTCTCGTAAACAAGTTTGCATTGCCCCCACTGAATGGCTCCTGTGACCTGTGCCAGATGCAGAAGCCCCATATAACTGATATCCAGGCATACAGCCTTTTTTCGTGGGACCAGATACGCCAGCTTGCTGGCCGGGTTCAGGGTTATGCCGATGGCGGCAACATTGATGATAGCGTTCTGTGCGCTGGGCAGATTTGCCCGTGCTGTGTCAGCCAGAAAGGCATTTTTCTGGAATTGCTGAATTGCAAACTGACTTTCCTTCGCCCATGTCAGCGTCGGTTCAGTTAATGCCTCGCAGAAAAAGCGCTCCTGCTGCTTAACAAATTCAACGATATCGAACATTTTTTGGTCCTGAAAATCAGAAAGGACAGGGGGAGAATTTTCTCTCCCATTCTTCTTCCGCCCGAGCATAGGCGATCGCTGAGATATAATCGTTGTACGCCTCTTCAGCTTTTTCGCCAGTGAGTGCCAGTTGGGCTTCTTTGGGTAAAAAAAGGCTGCTCATAAGCAATGGTTTATCGGGGAACATGCTGATAAGCTCCTGCGCCCGATCATCAATCCATTTATCCTTTTCATCCTGAATTTGCTGATTAATCCAGCGACGCTCCTCTATGCGGTCGCAGGTGAGGTATGCGTTCATGGCGGAACTCCTGATTCCGGTTAATGCATTAAATTAATTTGTCGGGAAAGCTGACATACAGGGCAGTTACATTCTTCCTCCTGCTCCTTAGCGAAGAAATATGCAGCGGCCTGTAATGCGATGTCTTCTGGATGTTCTGCGATAAACATAACATTGCCTTCCGTATCAATAACAGAAATAGCCTCATCAGACAGGACGACAAAATAGGCGATGATTTTATCATCCATAAAAACTTCTCCCATTATCGTTCCTGCTGGAGTTACGACGCTTTTTACATTGATATTTATTTTTTGATTGAGCATGATATTTCCTTTCAGGCTGGTGAGATTAACGGTTGGCCTTTATTGTTCAGGTAAACTTCTATTGCATCTGAGATAATGCGAATTTTTTCAATCAGTGAATGTGCGTAAAGTGCATTATTAACGTTCGCTGACGCCATGTAATAACGCCCGTTGTAAAGAATTGCTGTGCCGGGTTTAACGTCCTCGCGAGAAACTAATGCGGTTCCGTAGTGAGGTTTGAGCATGACAAATCCTCCGGTTAATTAATCCAGATATTTTATTTAATCCCCGATATGTGATCGGGGATGGGGTTAATTAAAGATTAACGTTGAAACCAAAGCGGGAAGATTTTTCCGATGTGCGGGAAATATCCAGCAATTTACGGCGCATTTCTTCCGTCAGATGTTTGAAGGCGTTAAATTCGGCGACAGCGGCGTCAACGTTATAGCCTTTGCTGTGTAGCTCATTGAGGATGCGCATAGTTGGGCTTGGCATATCGAAGAGCACGGAAGCATCAAGGCTGATAACTTTGCGATCAACATAGTTCATCGTGGCGTAGGGATGGTTATCTGAGAACCACGAGAGAGGGTAGTTGATGTTCATTGGTGCAGGTAAAAGGCTCTGGCGAAGTTTCTTTTCGCACTCGATGAAGTAGCGGCGTATCTGGCGGCCTTTTTCGTTACGTTCAACCATCGCCAGCTCTTTGGCTGTATCGAGGGTGAGGTGGTAATCCTTGCGGTTGTAACCGCCTCTACCTTTTGCTTCCCGAATTTGGGAAGCAATCATATAGTCCTGATTTTCAACGAAACCATATTCAGCAATGCGTTCTGTAATCCAAGACGCAAAGCGTTTACCTACCCCAAGAAAAGTATGTAAATCACGGGCATTAACGAGAAGAGTAGTTTCGTTGGCGATAGTGCCGTTGAATACGGGGATGAGTTGACTAGTCATTTTTATGTCCTTGCTGATTTGTTCAGATAACCCTGTGTTCAGCAGGGTGGTCAGGTACTTGAACACCGCAGCAAGTCGGCCCGTATCCTTAGCCTTACGGCTGTTTTTCGGTATACGCGCTACCCGACCATATCTGAAAAATGGACACAAAAAAACCGCATGACTGACGGGGCGGTTTCCGCTTGCTGTGGTGTGTTCAGCACCATGAAGCGGAATATATCCCCGTCGATGTGGATTTGTCAAGGTTGCTTTGGCAGAAACATGTTTACAGCTTTATTCCGCATGCAGTGATAAATTTATTAACAGCACCAGTGGAGCCTAATACATTAAAGTTGAAAGAATATGTCATGGCATCTTCTCGTGTGATGTCTTGGCGTCGAATCCCGACCCTCACTCTATGTTTAGCATCTCTGAGTTGCCTGAGTATAATTTTAATTTTCTTCATTTCAGTATCAGTACGTTCAGTGATAGCTTGTGTTAGCATTGAGTTTCTTCTTGAAAGTGTTGCGTTGAGCCTTATTATACTATTTTTGTCAATTTTTATTGCCACATCTATTGGAAATGAATAAATTGGGGCCGATGTTTCTTCTTCTATGTCCTTTTCGACTAATGAGAATGTTAGGGATCTTGGCGTACAATTAAGAGCAATCATGTGATTATCAATCTCTTCAGGATTTGATGTTTTTTTTCCTACCATCAGCGCCGTGTGACCATCAGAGAACAAATCGTCGTCTGTTACTGTATACCACTCCGCCTGTACTATTGGTGAAAAAAAAATTGTAGTGATAAGAGTTGTCCTGAGTATTTTTCGCATCATTAAGTTTCCCGTTCAGTTCGACTGACTGCGTATTACCGTGAAGGAGATCGGTGAGTAACATCGATGGAGATCGGTTCGTGTCACTTTCACAGAACCGTTTTTAAATTACCTTCACTGATCTCCTTCGGTCAACGGAGATTGTATTTTCCGCATTGATTCTCCTTTAAGTTCGATCTTGATACTGCCATGAACCAGTCGATCTAGGATGGCATCCGCATGTGTGGAGTCTCCGATCATTTTGTACCAGTTTTCCACCGGCAACTGGCTCACTACGATGATTGAGCCTCGTTGGTACATCAGATCCACTATTTCCAGCAGGTCGCTACGCTGTTCTGATGAGAGAGGTTCCAGCCCCCAGTCATCCAGAAGCAGCAGATCGCTATTATTCAGCCTGGTCAAAAGTTTGCTGTATCTTCCATCAGCATGCCCCTGATAGCACTGTTCCATCAGCGCTTTAAGGCGATAATAGTAGACCTTGTATCCCTGTCGGCAGGCATTATGACCAAGTGCACATGCCAGGAACGTTTTACCGCTGCCGGTGGCCCCGGTCAGTAAAATATTTTGTTTCAGGGTTAACCAGTTTCCCTGACTGAGTGAACGGATGAGGGCCCTGTCCAGCCCTCTATTGTTACGATAATCCAGCTTTGATAACTCAGCATTAAGTCTGAACCGTGCATGTTTGATCAGACGCTCTGCCTTCCTGTTTTCACGGCAGGGTAGTTCTTCTGCTGTCAGTAATGACAGGCGTTCTTCGAAGCCCAGCTCCTGGTATGTGCCCGGCTGAGCAAGTTGCTTTTTAAGCGCATCACGGAAGCCGGTGAGTTTAAGTGCGGTCAGTTGTTCGTAAAGATGATTCATCATTGGATCCCGTATCAGTGGTAATACTCACTGCCGCGTACGTTTTCGTGTTCCATCGTGGATAACAGATCTGGTTTTGGATCCTGAACAGGTTGTTTATCCAGACCTTTTTCCAGGATCGATTTAATACCTGACAGACGCCATACCTTTGTTTTCAGAGCTCTTGCACATGCTGCATTAAGTCTGGCTTTACTGTATTTTTTATGAAGGTTCAGGAGTCCAAGGCAGAAGCGATAGCTTTGTTCCGGATGTGGACGAGAGTTCAGTATATGAAGCACATAACTATGAGTTTCACTGCCTATGTGCCCCGCCCATTCCAGAAGACGCTCTGGCGTCCAGGTGGCATGCTGTCGATGAGCTTCAGGCATGTGCTCGTTGCGGGTACTGTAGCCATAAGTACGCTTGCGCGGGTGCACAGCAACCTCCTGCCCCTGATTGAAGAGTCTTACCAGTTCTCCGGAGATCCATGCTTCCAGTTGCTGGCCTAACAGCGAACATGGAACCGAGTAGTAATGTTTGTCGATTTCCACGTGGTAATCGGCATGAACTCTGACTTTCTTCACCAGGGTGTAACTGTAACTGGCTTCAGGAAGAGGCTTCAGTGCGGGTTTATCAAGCTGGATGAAGAGTTCTGCACGTGAATAACCCAACTTCTGCATTATTTTGTTATTCAGTCTTTCCAGCAACTCCCGAATGCGCTGATTAAGCGATGCAAGGCTGTAGAAGATCTCATGCCTGATTCGGGCCATGATCCAGCGTTCAACAACCTGAACGCCAACTTCAGCTTTGGCTTTATCTTTCGGTTTACGTGGCCGCGCAGGCAAAACTGCGACATTATAATGCTCAAGCATCTGCTGGTAGGTAGGGTTAACGTCAGGATCATACTTACATGCCCTGGATGTGGCGCTTTTCAGATTGTCCGGAACAACAAGTTCAGGAACGCCACCCAACCACTGGAAGCAGCGAACATGACTCATCACCCAGTCTTCAAGCTGCTGAGACCAGGTGGCCTCTGCCCATGTGTAACTTGATGCCCCGAGAACAGCTACGATGACCTGAGCAGTTCTTATTTCTCCGGTCTCAGGGTCGGTAACGCCAACGGTAGGTCCACAGTAATCAACGAAAAGTTTTTCGCCAGCTTTATGTACCTGACGCATTGATGGTGAAGTGGTTTTGAGCCATTCACGGTACATCCGGCAGTAATGGTTATAGCTGTAAAAACCGCCTGGATTACGCTCACAGTATTCTTCCCAGAGTAGCTGCAGCGTCACGCATTTATTACGCAGTTCCCGGTGTACTGTAGCCCAGTCAGGCAGAGAGTGCTTCTTCATCTTAACCTGGGTCTGAAGGAACGCATGTTTTAGTTTTGTATCATCCCATCCTGTAGGTAAGGGCCACTGCTTTATGCCAAGTTGAGCCGCCCGATTAGCATATCTGGATACAACGGAAGGGGAGATTGCAAGACTACGACCAATTTGTCGATGGCTGAGTCCAACACCGTATTTAAGCCTAAGAATTTCTTTAAGTTTTCTCATAGAAATTGGAACTGTTGGCATAGGTATCCTTTACCGGAATGGCAAAAGATACAGATCAACACACCTGTGAAGTTCCAATAACATTGATGGAGATCACTGAATAACAAAATGAGTCAAAAGTGATCTCCATCGATGTTATTCAGCGATCTGTTCAAATGTTATTACCCGATCTCGATGGAAGTTATTGAGTGATCTCCTTTCATGAAAATACGCAGACTGACCACTTCAAAGTGCTTACATAGGCTATTTGATAGCACTACCTACGCGGCAGTATAAAGAAGTCAGTTGAAAACTTGAACGTTGTGTTGAAAACATAACTTTGTGCGGCATAGGTAATCGTAGAATGATTGTGATTGGTCTTATGGTATCCAATCATTACTTTTGCTATAGGTTTTGGACGGAATCGGTATTTCATGTAACGCTTTGGCGGTGCTGCCTGCACCCCAAAACATTCCCTGTATTGGTCAGCGCCAACTTCCTGCCAGTGTTGCCCGTTCTCACGCCGTTCTCGCTCTCGCGCGGGGATACTCTCTCATCGACCGGATCGCACCCGATGATACAGCACGTTTACGTGTAGGGGTCTAAACAGGTCATTGACGCTGTAAAGCTCCAGATTGTTAAAGAGCATTTTGCGGCGGGTTAAGTCGCGCCGTACGACTGATTTATGTAGCCCTGTGTAAGGGCGCGATGTTTCTGGCTTGAAATAAATATAACTTGCGGTGATTTTTGTGTAAATACCGTTGGTGGTTATCGTGGGCAAAAAAATATTACTTAACTGATTTTTAAAGTGATTTATTTTTGAAGGGGACAGATAGCAGGAGGGGATATGCAAAGAAAAACCCGGCGCATGGGCCGGGCTATTTATCTGGTCCTGTACTCATTCAGTAGAGTAGGGGCCAAGAAATCGCACTCCGTTGAAGTGAATAAGATGAGAAGGTGCATCAGCCACCCATACCTCTGTTTCCCATGCGATTTCACCAAGATATCGTCCCATGATGGAGCGATTTGGAAAAGCGGTCACATAGACAAGTCCGGCTGTTGATCCGGCAAACAGCCTGGCAAGCTCAGCATGCCGCTTCCCATCAACCGGTCCATGACTGGTGACAGACTCAACCAGTAGCAGCCAGTTTTTCGCAGTAAAATGTAGCACCACATCTGGCATTTTACCGTGTGAATCCACATCAACACCTAGCCTAGGCCCTGGCTAAGGCTTTGGTAGTTCAAACATGATGCACAGCCTGAATGACAACACCTGAAGCCAGTGGTTGAATGGCAAATTGCACACAAAAACAGTTAACAGGCTAATTATTGAGATTCTAAGTATCTAGCTACCCCTCTCACCCCCCTTGATGGCTTTGACATCCTCCACGCCCCAAAGGACGTGAAGGATGTCAAATCACTCTGTGAGCTCAATCAAAAGTCTCATCATTCCACTGCGACTTGATGACCTTTCCGACAAACTGGCAGTTTTCGTTACACTCAATCATCTCGAATCGTGGGTTGAGCGGCTCCAGGTACGCTTTACCGCTCTCACGAATGAATCGTTTGAAGGTAAATTCATCGCCGTTCATTCGGGCCACGCAAAAATCGCCATCCTCGATTTCCCGTTCAGGGTCAACGAGTATCAGCATACCTTCAGGGAAGCTGGGTTTACCACCCTGCGGTGCGGTCATTGAATGCCCCTTGACCTCCAGCCAGAACGACCTGTCACTGGCTTTTGTGGTGGTGGAGATCCATTTAATCGCATCTTTTGCGGTGTACGAAATATCATCCATTGAGAATGCGCCAGCTTGTACGCAGGAGAGTAACGGATATTCGTAAGCGGGGACACGAGTTAATGGCTCTTCAATTGCGAGCGCCATTTCTGCAATAGATTTTGCCAGGCTGGGACTGAAATCACCAACCTTTACATTCAGTATCTTAGCAAGCTGTGCTGCGTGGCTGGCATTTATGGCGTTGATGCCAGCCATTAGCTGATTAACAGCGCTTTGAGTAACACCTAATTCATAGGCTAATGACTCCTGAGATAAGCCTAACTCTTTCTTTTTCGCGTTAAAAATACTTTTCAGACGCTTAGCATCTTCCAGTTGTTCAGGGGTTAACGGTTTCTTTTTCATGTTCATACCATATCACCTTTGGTTATATTTATTGAAATATCAGCGGTGTTGACATTTTAATAACTGTGCGTAATGATATGGGCATTTTGAAGGAGTCAGTTATGGCGATGAAAAAAGAGACCCTGGCTGATTACGTATACAGGTTCGGTCAGAAGAAAGCCGCTAAGGACTTTGGTGTGGCGCAGAGCGCGATCAGTAAAGCGCTTCTCGTCGGACGTGAAATTTACGTCAAAACCTTTGATGACGGCAGAGTTGAGGCGGAAGAGGTTCGACCGTTCCCTGCGTTCGTAAGAGGCGATGATTAATCCTGGACACACAGCCCATCGGAGGTGTGAGTGAACAGGCAAATCAAAACGGTTATGCCCGAGCAGTACTGTGATGCTGATCGGGACTGGATACAGGAGCAATTGTTACAGCTAGACCCGACCACTAGGGTAAAAATTGCAGCAGAGTACGCGAGAGTGTACCAGGAAGAGTGGGACAAGGAGCCTGTATCGTTCAGGAAGGGCAACAGGGCAAGACGGAGCGCCAACACCCGGTTACGGGTGTATGTCCAGAAGTACGCGAGAGCCAGCCGTGGCTGGATGCTTTCGCCAGTAGCGGTACGGAAGTTTCCCCCGACACCATGATGGCGGTTAGTTGCGTCAGAAATAGTTACGTATGCAACTAATTTCCTGAAAGGAAGAGAGGAGGGGGGTTGGGGGGTGGAGTCGTTGGAAAGGCCTGTATCCCTTGGCCTAGGCCAGAAGGCAGGTACATAGGTTAGGTAGATCACTGTATAAGAGCGCGATAGTTTCTGGTGAAATGATTATCAAGCTAATTATTGAGTGATAAACTATGTCAGCAGCAACAAAATCGACACTGATCCGTACACTGAGCACTGTACCACTGAGAACAGAGGACCGTTACAGCTTTCTGGCTGATGTTGTAACGATCCTTAAGTCACAGGGGATGCATGTGGCAAGAGATGTCACCGTAAGAATCGATGGCAGAAATTTCCGTGTTGATATTCTCGCAACAGCAAAAACTGGTGGGAGTGTGGCTATCGAGATCGATCGTAGCTCTCCGCGACCCCGCTCAGTCATGAAATTGCGTGAATTGGCACGTCGTGGCACTGAAGGCTTTGTGTTGCTTCGAATGCCAAAGAAACTGACCAGTTATAGCGATGCTGGGATCGATATCATCCCGGCGAATGGCAAGGGGGCGTCATGCTGAAAATCACCCCAAACTTTGCTCAGGAGCGCGGTTTAAACCAGCTGCGGCACCAGTGGAAACAGCATCGCACGTACCTGATGTATGCACCCACTGGCTCTGGCAAAACTGGTCTTGCAGCATTCGTCACTGCCGGAATGGTTGAACGTGGTATGCGGGTGATGTTTGTCTGTCCGTACACCATCCTGCTGAACCAGACAGCGGAACGTTTCACCGAATACGGTTTGCCGTGGGAAGAAATCAGTTTTGTATGGCGTGATCACCCTAACTATGACCCGTCACGACTGATTCAGATTGCCAGTGCCGACACGCTGATCCGTCGTGAGTTTCCTGACAACATCGATCTGCTGATCATCGATGAAGCACACATGAAGCGTCGTGCGTTACTTGAGGTTATCCGGGACAGAGACATCAGGGTTCTTGGACTTTCCGGCACCCCGTTCGCAGCCTGGATGGGGAAGTACTACGAATGCCTGATCAAGCCTACAACGATTCGTGAACTTATTCAGCGTGGTGATCTGAGCGATTACGAGTTTTTTGCCCCCTCAATGCCTGATCTGGCTGGCGTAAAAACCAGTAACACCGTATTTGGACGGGATTACAACGAGGAGCAGCTCGCATCCATCATGGGGAGTTCGGATCTGGTTGGCGATATCGTTCGCAACTGGCTTGAGAATGGCGAGGATTTGCCGACGATCTGCTTCTGCGTGAATGTTGCGCATGCGAATTTTGTTACCCGTGAGTTTTTACAGGCCGGTATTGGTGCAGAGGTGATGACGGCAGATACCCTCCATGATGAACGACAGGACATCATTCGCCGTTTTGAAGAGGGCGCGACCAAAATAATTGTCAACGTTGGTGTACTGGTTGCGGGATTTGACAGCGATGTTCGCTGCCTGATCTACGCCCGTCCGACAAAATCAGAAATCCGTTGGTTGCAGTGCATAGGTAGAGCGTTACGTACAGCCCCAGGTAAAAAACGTGCGTTGATTTTTGACCATTCTGGTACGGTTCATCGGCTGGGCTTCCCCGAGGATATCGAGTATGACGAACTGCCGGGTAAAAATGACGGAATGAAAGCGTCTGCTGGCGGTGGCGAGGTTAAGGCTGAGAAACTTCCCAGAGAATGCCCCAAATGCCACTTCATGAAGCCTGCTGGTGTACACATGTGTCCCAAATGTGGGTTTCGTCCTCTTGGTGGCGATGATGTGGCAACAGACCGCGATCGAAAACTCTCTCGCGTAAACAAAGGGAAACGCGAATACAGTCGCGAGGAAAAGCAGCGTTGGTGGAGTGAGATCAAGGGGTATCAGAATTACCGCAACGCGACGGGTAAACCCCTGAGTGACGGATGGTGCGCTCATACCTACAAGGAGAAGTTCGGTGTGTGGCCTAAAGGCTTCAGTAATGCGCCGCTGCAAACCTCAGTTGAAGTGTACAACTTCATCAGGTCAAAGACCATTGCCTATGCCAAAGGGCGCAAGAAAGCCATGACAGGAGGCCAGCATGCAGACTAAGAAGGCAGCGGCCGGGCATTGGGGGAGAATTTTTGAATATTACGGCATGCCTCCTGTTACTGGCTTGAAACATTATAGCGGCCCCTGCCCGATATGTGGTGCCAGAGGTAAATTTCGCTGTGATGATAAGGATGGTTCCGGTTCATGGATTTGTGTCTGTGGTCACGGGGACGGGATGAATCTGTTGCAACTTGCCACGGGTAAGCCCTGGGTGACGTTGTGTGATGAAATCGATCGGCTGATCGGAAATACCTGGAAGAGGGAGAAAGTCAGCCAGCCTGTAACAGAGATAAGCAGAAAGCGGGAGCTGGTCATAGATAAGTTTGCCGGACTCCCGTGTCTGCGGGGTACAACAGGTGAGGCGTACCTGCAGGGGAGGGGAATACTCCAGTTACCGACCGAATCCGTGCGTTTTTGTGACCGTCAGATCGCCAGCGGGCGCGAATATCAGGCAATTTACGCCATTGCAACAGATGACAAAGGTTCTCTTTGCTATCTGCATCGTACGTTGCTGGATGGTGATCGCAAGGCGAATGTAGAGGCGGCTAAAAAAATGACCGCGCTACAGGAGTTGCCTGGTTTGCAGCATGCCAAATCGGTGGCAATACGCCTGTATCCGGTGTCGTCCACTCTGGGGATAGCCGAGGGTATCGAAACTGCGCTTTCATGCCGTCAAATCTTCCGCTGCAATGTGTGGTCAACAATGAACTCCGGTTTTATGGAGAAGTTTATTGCGCCACCAGGCGTTAATCACCTGATTATCTTTGCAGACAATGATGAGCACGGCGCAGGTCTGGCGGCTGCCTTTAAATGTGGGCATAAGAATCTCATGAGTCGTAATGACGTTGAGAAGGTCAGCATTCGCTGGCCTGACTTGCCGGATTTTAACGACATGCTCATTCAGGGGTGTGAAGCCCGTGAACATGTGTTGACGCGCAAATTCAAAGCGGAGGCTGCCTGATGGAAATAGAGATGATCAAGGCGGCTAATGGCGTATTTGTACCGGCGTATGAGCGCGATTTACCCCGACTGGCAAAATTTAAAAACGGTGAGCTGTATACACTGGAAGCAAAACTTACCCGTAACCCATCTTTTCACCGGAAGATGTTCGCTTTTCTTAATTTCTGCTTTCAGTACTGGTGCGCTGAACATGCTGGATACGAATTCTCTGATGAAGCGACGCAGTTTGATGAGTTTCGTAAAAATCTGACAATTCTTGCCGGGTTCTATGATGTGGTCACAACCATAAGAGGCGAGGTGAGATATCGGGCAAAAAGCCTGAGTTACGCGAATATGGATCAGGATGAGTTTGAACGTTGCTACAACGCAATGATTAATGCCGCGTTAAAGCATGTGTTTGGGCGCTCAAACAGCCCTGAACTGAATAACCGCCTGCTGTCGTTTTTCTGAGGTGATGATGAAGCAACGTAAACCCAAAAAATGCAAAGTGTGCGGCTCCTCGTTTGTGCCGTTCCGCTCATATCAGATAGTTTGCTGTGGTCAGTGCGCACTGGAACTGGTCAGAAAAGAAAAGGCGATAACTTCAGCAAAAGAGCAGGCAGACAAGCTGAAAGCGCGCAGGAGGGACTTACAGCCCCGCAGTTACTGGATTAAGCAGGCACAACAGGCTGTGAATGCTTATATCAGGGAGCGGGACCGTCATTTGCCGTGTGTTTCATGCGGGACGTTAGATTCAGCCCAGTGGGATGCTGGTCATTACCGTACAACAGCTGCGGCACCTCAGCTCAGATTTGATGAACGCAATATCCATAAGCAATGCGTGGTGTGTAACCAATACAAAAGCGGAAATCTCGTTCCGTATCGCGTCGAACTGATTAACCGCATCGGGCAGGAAGCAGTAGACGAAATCGAATCAAACCATAGTCGCCACCGCTGGACTGTCGAAGAGTGCAAGGCGATCAAGGCAGAGTATCAACAGAAACTTAAAGGCCTGCGAAACAGCAGAAGTGAGGCCGCATGACGTTCACCGTAAAAATCATTCCTGACATGCTTGTTGAGGCATATGGAAATCAGACCGAAGTGGCCCGAATACTGAACTGTAATCGTGCCACGGTCAGAAAATATATTGGCGATAAAGAAGGCAAACGGCACGCCGTCGTCAACGGTGTCCTTATGGTCCATCGTGGATGGGATAGGGGTAAAGACTCTGATGCGTGATATTCAGCAGGTGCTTGAACGCTGGGGCGCATGGGTGGCCAATAATCATGAGGATGTGAGCTGGTCGCCCATTGCCGCCGGATTTAAGGGGCTGATCCCGTCAAAGGTTAAATCACGGCCTCAGTGTACCGATGACGATGCGCTGATTATCAGCAATTGCATGGCGCAACTGAACGTCAACAACAGCGATTTGCATGATTTTCTGTATGATTATTATGTGTTCGGGATGACGCTTATGTCACTGGGCCGTAAGCATGGGCGCTCTGATTGCTGGGCCGGGCGGGTACTGCAAAAAGCAGAAGGTGTTATTGAGGGGATGTTGATCATGCAGGGAGTAAAGCTGGAAATGGACAGGTACGTTGAGCGTGAACCATCAGGATCACAGGCCAGTCAGTTTGCCGGACGTGCGGGAAATTGAAAGCGCGAGTTTTTACTGTAGAATAGCTGCGGGTGCTTGAGGCTGTCTGCCTCGGGCATGCAGCCGTAAGGCAGACAGAGAAAAGCCCCAGTTAACATTACGCGTCTTGCAGGACGCTTAACATTAATCTGAGGCCAAATCTATGACTTACAAACTTAGGTTAGCCTCTTACGTGCCGAAAGGCAAGGAGAAGTAGGCTATGAAGCAGCAAAAGGCGATGTTAATCGCCATGATCGTCATCTGTATTACCGTCGTAGTGATAGCACTGGTAACGAGGAAAGACTTCTGCGAGGTACGAATCCGAACCGGCCAGACGGAGGTCGCTGTCTTCGTAGACTACGAATCTGAGAAGTAAGAGACCAGGCAGGGGAGTAATCTCCCGCCACCTCTGATGTGTCTGGCATCCTCAACGCACCCGTACTTTATTTGTCATATGCTCCGCAAAATGCAGGTTGTCGTTGCAACCAATGCGGTAATTTTTTGTGTGCGAGTGCTCAAAAAACGTTGATTTTCATAAAAGGATGATTTTATGCTGCCAGACCAGCGACCAGCGACCAGCGACCAGCGACCAGCGACCAGCGACCAGCGACCAGCGACCAGCGACCAGCGACCAGCGACCAGCGACCAGCGACC